CCTACACAGCAAGTTGTGGGGGAGGACTTGTTTTAAACAAGGATGTATATAATATGCAGCCTGGTGAAGCCTTACAACTTACTAATTTTGAACCTTCTGTTAAAGGGGGTTATAGACGACTTAATGGTACAACAAAATATAATTCAACAATCGTACCTCAAGTAGCTACTTCAACTGAAAGAGTTTTATTAGCAGCAATATTTAATGATGTTATTATTGTAGGACGTGGGGGAACAGTTTATAGCGGAACAACAAGTGGATCCTGGACATCAAGAGGAACAAGTAAAGGAAGTACGTATACTTATGACTTTGATAAATTTAATTATGATGGAACTAATAAAATTATAATTGCAACAGGTTCTACAAATGCATTTACGTTAAACACAAGTTATACCGAAGATATCATTAATGCAACAGGGGGTGGAACCGCACCTACGGCACCTAAATATGTAAAATCCTTTGCCAATCATATGTTTTATGCAGGAATGTCCGATTCCACTCATAGTGTTATTTTTTCAGGACCTTACACGGAAGATGACTTTGATACAGGTGCAGGTGAAATAAAAGTTGGTGATGTTGTTACAGGGCTAAAAGTTTTCCGTGATGAACTTTATATATTTTGTCAACGACAGATTTATAAAATAACAGGAACAAGTTCTAGTAACTTTGCTTTAGCGGAAGTTGCTAAAAATGTTGGTTCAATTGCCAATCATTCCATTCAAGAATTAGGCGGAGACTTAGTATTTTTATCTGCCGATGGACTGAGAACTATTGCAGGTACAGCAAGAATTGGTGACGTTGAACTGGGTACTATTTCTAAACAAATACAAGATAGAATTAATGATATTAGTTATTTTAATGTAACCTCATTGGTTATAAGAGATAAATCACAATATCGTTTATTTTATCCAACAGCTGGTTCTGAAGATAGTTCAAAAGGAATTATCGCATGTATTAAAATTAATCCTAATACAGGACAGTTAGGATATGAATATTCAGATATAAAAGGTTTAAAAGTTTCCTGTTGTGATTCAGATTACATTAGTAATACTGAAACTGTTATATCAGGTGGATATGATGGATATATTTATAAACAGGAATCAGGGAATGTATGGACAAGGGCAAGTTCAACAGATACTTTAGATTCAACTTATAGGTCTCCCGATATGACGATGGGAGATCCTGGAATGAGAAAGTCTATGGAAAGAGTAAATCTAAACTGGAGACCTGAAGGTGAAGTTGCTGCAAGTCTTTATGTACAATATAATTATAATGATACCAATACCCCACAACCTGATTTAATTAGTTTAACTTCATCAGTAACTGGGGCATATTATGGAGCAGGAACATTTGGAACAGCAGCCTTTGGTCAAAGTGATGTACCAATTACAAGAAAATCCGTTGAAGGATCAGGATTTGCCGTTGCAGTAAAAATAACAGATACAAGTACTAAAATTCCTTGGTCAATCCGAGGATTTCAATTAGAATTCGTAGCAGGAGGAAGACGATAAATGGGAGCAACATATACAAGAACAAGTTCAGCAGGCATAGTTGACGGTGGAGTTATTGAGGCATCAGATTTTAATGCAGAATTTGATCAACTCGTAGCTGCATTTGTTGCTGCATCTGGACATACACATGACGGGACTGCTGCAGAAGGCGGTCCTGTTACAAAATTATTAGGCACATCACTTACAATAGGTGATGGTACTGCAGGGACAGATATTGCCGTAACATTTGATGGTGAATCAAATGATGGTGTAATAACATGGATGGAAGATGAGGATTTATTTAAATTCTCTGATGCTGTAACTGTTGGTGTAGATGATACAGGATATGACGTTAAGTTTTTTGGTGATACTGCCAGTAGATATTGGTTATGGGATACTTCAGCAGATGGTGTTGTTCAAAGAGGAACATTAACTGTTGGTGTAGACGATACTGGACATGATGTTAAATTATTTGGTGCTTCAGCTGGTGCATATGGACTATGGGATGAATCAGCAGATTTACTTGATTTACGAGGAGCAACGGCAGCAGGTCCTGGTCATTTAAAACTCACGACTGGTGAACTAACTGTTGTTGATGCAGATAAATTAGGACGAATAGATTTTCAAGCACCTTTAGAATCCAGTGGAACAGATGCTATTTTAGTTGGTGCTTCAATATATGCAGAGGCAGATGATACTTTTGCTGCTGGTGTTAATAATACTGATTTAGTATTTGCATTAGGCAAATCAGAAACAGCTGCTGAAAAATTTAGATTTACAGCGGATACAGAAATAGGAATTGGAGGTGCTAATTATGGTACCGATGGTCAGGTTTTAACATCTGGTGGTGCAGGTGCAGCCTGTGCATGGGAAGATATAACAGCTCCAGTAACAGCGATTAATAATGCAACAGTAAATGAAATTGTTACAATTGGTTCTACAACTACTGAATTAGATGCAGAAGCTAATTTTACTTATGACGGAAATGATGCTGCTTTAACAAGTAGCACAACTGTTAAACCTATTTTAAGTCTTACAAATACTAATACTGATGCTAATAGTGCAGTTCTTAAATTTGTAAAAGATGCAGGTGAAGCTGGAGCTGCAAATGATATAGCAGGAACTATTTCATTTTATTGTGATGATGCTGGGCAAGCTCAAACAGAATTTGCAAGAATTGCAGGTACGGTTATTGATGCTACAGCAGGCGGAGAAGAAGGCGGACTAGACTTTTATGTAGCTGAATATGATGGGACATTAACAAAAGGTATGGCTATGACTGGTTTAGCTAGTGATGGCAATATTACAGTTGATATTTCTACACATGATGGTGCAGCAGGTGGTTTAAAACTTGGTGGAACTTTAGTTACTACAACTGCAGCAGAATTAAATAAAATAGATGGTGGAACAACTGCTACTTCTACAACAATAGCTGATGCCGACAGAATAGTTCTTAATGACGATGGGACAGTAGTTCAAGTTGCTGTTACAGATCTTAAAACCTACATTGGTAGTTCAGCAATAACATCTGCAGGAACTACATTTTCTAACTATAATTCAATTGGTAGTAATGTTTCAACAACAACAGAGTCAGCGAAAAATTTCTTTTTAGTGGGTGCTATAACAGTTGAAAGTGGATATACTTGGACTGTGGATGGAGATGGGTCATTATCAGTTTTATAGTATAAGAATTTTAACAGAATTTGTTTGAATTTTATTTGGTTGTTCAAACATTAATTAATTAATAATTAACCAAAAATAACAAGGGAGAAATATATACAATGAGTGAAGTTAAAGTAAATAAAATTAGCCCTGCAAGTAGTACAGCATTCACACTAGGGGATAGTGGGGATACTTTTACATTACCTTCAGGTGCTCAATTAACAGTTGCGTCAGGGGCTACTATTTTAAATAGTGGAACAGCAACTGGGTTTAATGCGGCAGGGGCATTTGACTTAAATGGCGGTGTTTTAACAGTTGATGCAAATGCTGATACTACAATTACAGCAGATACAGATGATCAAATAGATATTGCAATAGCTGGTGCTGACGATTTTCAAATGACAGCAAATACATTTACTGCATTATCAGGTAGTACAATTGCTACAAATACAATTGCAGAAACAACTGGTGCATCTGGTGTTACAATTGATGGACTTTTAATAAAAGATACAACAATTGATGTAAATGGTACAGCTGATGCTATCATATTAGATGCTGATGGAGATACAACTATTTCAGCACCAACAGGTAATCAAATAGATATTGAAATAGCAGGAGCAGATGATTTTACATTTACTGCAAATACATTTACTGCAGTATCTGGTTCTACAGTAGCTATTGCAGCTGGTGGAGCAATTACTAATGCTGGTACTATGGCACCCGATATATCAAGTACAGGTAAAGCTCTAGTATTAGGATTTTAATTAAAAATAATAGGAGGACAATAAAATGGCAAGCGAAGTATTAAGTGTAGCACATTCAGTAGTTTCAGATTCAGAAATTGTTTTGATCAATGGAGTAGATGGACACACCTACACTATTTTATCAGTAACAATGTGTGAAACTGCTGGTAATGCTGAAACAATAGATTTGTTCATTCAAGACGATGGCGGAGCAACTGATTATGAAATTCTTTCAGATCAAGCTGTTGGTGCTAACGAAACTTTTGAATATACAGGTCGAATCGTTTTAACAAACGAAGATCATTTAACAGCTAAATGTGCATCTGCTGCGGCAGTTCATGTAGTTGTAAGTTATTTAGATCAAACAAGATAATAAAAACAAGGAGAAAACAAAGTGAAAAATAAAAATAAAAATAAGGAGAAAAATTATGAGTGGAATAATTACAGATAATCTAGGTCGGTCATCTGGGTTAGTGAAAGCTGCGAGTGCTGGTGGAGTAGTACAAACTGTATCTTATGCTACTGGTGCTGTGCATTCTATGACTAATACATCTTGGGCAGATATAAGTGGATTTTCAGTTACAATTACACCAACAAGTTCAAGTAATAAAATATTATTAATGGCAACATTTGGTTCGGTTACTGGTTCTTCTTGTAATACTACTGGTTATAAATTTGCAAGAGATGGTACTGAAATTGGAGTTGGTGATACTATTAGTTCAAGAGATAGTGGTGGTTGGAGAACAATAGGATCTCATTATAGTAGTGGTGACCACGCATATAATGCATCTCATTTTTATATTGATAGTCCAAGTACAACATCAGCTACAACTTACACAATTCAAAATAGATGCGAAAGTGGAACAGCATATATAAATAGAAGTGTAGCTTATTCAGATAATAGTGGTATTTATAATGCAGTTTATCATTCAATTTTTATAGCACAGGAGATAGTCTAATATGAAACACGAAGCGATACACGAATTATATCCTAATGTAAAACAAGTAGTCACAGAAGCAGATGGTACTATTAAAGCATTAGATATAGATGGTAATGAAGTTACGATTACTGATTGGGATGCAGTTGATACAAAAGCAACTGAACTACAAACAGCACAAGATGATACAGTAGCACAAGAAGCTACTGATAAAGCTAATGCTAAAGCAAAGTTAATTGCAGGAGAAGCATTAACTGAAGCTGAAGCAGACACAATCGTAATATAGA